CGCCTTCATGCGTTCCAACATTGTTCTCAAATCCATTCCGTAATCATCTTCGTTTTTACAATGAGGACAGGTGGTTGAAACTTCCATGATATGACCGTAACTGGCAATGCGAATAGCTACAAGAATAGTGTCAACATCCATAGCAGGTATTGCCCATGGATCAACAATGTTGGGTATACAACTTTTAATGACATTGGTAACAGCATTGCCGTTGAACAAGGCATCAGGAGTTCTGTAGGTAATTTCGTCAATGGCAGTCATTGGATAAACTGGCAGCTCACGGTTGGCTGGCATGGTCAACGCCCCGGGTGTATAATGCTCTCCGTTGCTGGGCAGTTTGACATAGATTGCTGGCTGTCTAAAATACTGTGTTAGCGGGTTAATTGACATGAGATTTTCCTATATAAATATAGTTATGGCAATTATTACCCAAGGCGAATAAAATATGGCTGGATTTACACCCGAAGAAGCAGCAGCAATCAAACAGCAAGAGATAGAGGACATCCTACGGTTTGGGCGAGCCAGTGACGAAACTCGTAAACAGCTAATGGACTTGTCAGTTGGCGTCAAAGGCACCACTGAAGGGCTAACTAGAAATTTTAAAGCTCTTGGCACTAGTGGAATAAGTTTAGCCAAAGAACTAAATGCAGGTGTAGTTGGCGCCAGTGTTTTCAACGATTCCATTGGCAGTGTGTCTAATGCTTTGGGGGATTTGGTTGGACTAATTCCTTATGTGGGAGGTGCTCTTAAAACGCTGGTCAAAGGAGCAAGCGAGTATACTCAAGCAGTAAACAAGCAGGCTGATCAGCTGTATAGCACCTATAAACAAATGGGTGCAATTGGTGCAGCCGGTGCCGGCGGCATGCAGTCAGTGTATGACAATCTAAAAAAACTCAATCTTGGCGTCAACGAACTAAGCGACTTTGCCAGTCTCGTTGGTGAAAATGCTCAAACTCTGGCCAGTTTTGGAAAAACAGTTGGCAGTGGTCTTGATGAATTTGCAAACATATCCAATGCAATTCAACAAAGCGATGTAGGTGCAGAATTCCGTGACATGGGTATCAGCGTCATGGAAATAAACAAAGGCATTGCTGGTTACACCAAGATGCAAAATTTGGTAGGCGGCCGTCAAAAAATGACCACAGATCAATTGATTGCTGCGTCACAAGACTACATCAGAGAAGTGGATCTGTTGGCCAAGATCACAGGCAAAAATAGAGCCGAGCAAGAAGCATCTAAAGAAAGTGCCATGGCAGAAGAACGCTATGCTGCTTACAAATACGAGTTGGATCAACGAGCCAAAATGGGCGACGAAGCAGCCAAGGCTCAACTGGCTACTGTTGAAGGCACACAAATCATGTTGGACAAGATGGCGCCAGAAACACGCAAAGGTTTCTTGAACATTCTTTCTGGCACATTAGATACTCCAGAAGCTGCTAAACTACTGATGACCATGCCTAATGCAGCAGCAATAGCCGGCAAACAAACATTTACACAAGCTGAATTTCAAGCAGCAGCACTCAAAGACATTACCAGCAACCTGCAAGGTGGCGGCCTGCAATTGGCCAAAATGGGATCTAATAATGATACATTTTTGTCTATTCAAGAACAAATGAAGCTAAAAGCCCATCTTGAAGGCGCAACCTACGATGAAAGACTGGCTGCTGCCAAAACAGGTCAAAAGTTAACCGACCAAGCCACTAAAAACATGGGCAAGATCGAAGATGCAAATCGTACATCTCGTGACAATCTCAATGATTTGGTCAATGCCGGCATAGAACCTGTTACTGCAGGTATGAAAGGCTTGGCCAACGCTACTGATGCCACTATCACTGCCATGACAAAAATGGCAGGAATGGCAGGTGTAACAGTCAAGAAGCGCGATGCAGCACCAGCAGCAGCATCAGCACCGCCAGCAGCGCCAACACCAAGTGGAGCAGCACCTAGAGCAAATATTAGTGGACAGTTAAAAGACGATTTATTAAGTCGTCTGTCATCTTCTGGAATCACTGATAAAAAAGCTCAAGCCAATGTATTGGCACAGTTTGATGCCGAGTCTGGTGGCAACACAGGCGCACAAGAAAAATTAGGCTACAGTGCCAAACGATTGTTAGAAGTATTTCCAAAGAAATTCAAAGATTTGCAGGATGCTGAATCTGTTGCATCAGCTGGACAAGAAGCCATAGGTAATCGAATCTACGGCGGCCGGATGGGCAATGCCGCAGACGAAGGATTCAAATACCGTGGTCGTGGTCTGGTACAGTTGACTGGCAAAGACAATTATAAAAAGTTTGGCGAGTTATTGGGAATTGATTTAGTTAAAGATCCAGATTTGGCTGCAACTCCTGAAATTGCCAAAGCAATTGCTGTAGAATATGTCAAACAAAAACAACAATCTGGTACAGATTTGACCAACATTGCAGATCTTGGCAAGGCCATTGGCTATGCTGGTGGCCAAGCAGAAACTGCAAAACGAGCCAACATAGCCACAGCATACATGGCAGGTGGTGGAGTAATCAAAGCCACGCCTGGTGGTGTAGATCTTGTAGCGGGAGAAGCTGGACAAAACGAAGCAATAGTTCCATTGCCTGATGGCAGATCAATACCTGTGCAAATGCAAGGAGCTGATCAACAAACTGGAATTATGGCTGAACAATTGGCCCGTCTGGATGATATTATGCGTGTGTTGCAAAATCAATTGGGTGTGTCAGAAAAGATTTTAAAGTATGCACAGTAATTGCGGTAAATACTACCGTATATTAAAGGACAACTCAAATGGCTGAACAAAAATCAGTAGGTAATGGCAGAAACGGCGGCTGGCGCAAGTATTTCAAAGTCGCCGACGGTGGCGCCAACGGACAACTCAGCCCTATTTCTGGAAACAACGCCAATGGTTTGCCTGGTTACAATCGACAAACTGGGTCGGGCAGCAACACAGCCACTGGCAACGATTTTGCTTTTCGCAACTATGCCAGCCGATTACCCGAAGTATATTCAGGTCATCCCAACCGTGTCGAACGCTACAATCAATATGAAAACATGGACATGGATTCAGAGATCAATGCATGTCTGGACATCATTGCTGAGTTCAGCACACAAAACAACGAAGACAACAATACTCCGTTTGACATAGTGTTCAAAGATACTCCCACTGACCACGAAGTGGAAATTATTAAAAAACAACTGCAACAATGGTGCAAGTTGAACAAACTGGACCAGCGCATGTTCAAGCTGTTTCGCAACACCATCAAGTATGGTGATCAAGTGTTTGTGCGCGACCCAGAAACATTTGAAATGTACTGGGTTGACATGGTCAAAGTCAGCAGAGTCATTGTGAATGAAAGCGAAGGCAAGCGTCCCGAGCAGTATGTTATCCGTGACATCAATCCCAACTTTGAAAATCTAAGTATTGCTCCCAAAACCACCAGCGATTACTATGTGAGCCGTGCCACAGGATCTGTGGGGCAGAACAACTACTCGGCACCCAATGGCGGCGGTGGAGGCGGCTATGGTGGATCAGCCGGCAACAGCAGATTCACACAGGCCATGAACGAAACCACAGTGGATGCCAAGCATGTGGTACACCTGAGCTTGAACGAAGGTCTTGACTATTTTTGGCCGTTTGGACAGAGTATTTTAGAAAATATTTTCAAAGTTTACAAACAAAAAGAACTGTTGGAAGACTCAGTGCTGATATATCGTGTGAGTCGTGCTCCAGAACGCAGAGTGTTCAAGATTGACGTTGGCAACATGCCCAGCCACATGGCCATGGCCTTTGTGGAACGAGTAAAAAATGAAATGCATCAGCGCAGAATTCCCACTGTGAGTGGTGGCGGTGCCAACATGATGGATGCTGCATACAATCCATTGAGCATCAACGAAGATTACTTTTTTCCGCAAACAGCCGATGGTCGTGGCAGCAGCGTAGACACCTTGCCCGGTGGCACAGGATTAGGCGAAATTGACGATTTGAAGTATTTCAACAACAAAATGGCTCGTGGTCTGCGTGTGCCATCCAGCTATTTGCCCACTGGTCCCGACGACTCAGACCGTACAATGAACGACGGAAAAGTAGGCACAGCCCTGATACAAGAGTACAGATTCAACCAATACTGTGAACGACTACAGCGTTTGATCATGCAAAAACTTGATGATGAATTCAAGATGTTTATGAAATGGCGTGGATTCAACATCGACAACAGCATTTTTGATATTGTGTTGGGTCCACCACAAAACTTTGCAAGTTATCGTCAAGCAGAAATGGACACCAGCCGTGTGAGTACATTTGGCGCATTGGAACAATTGCCCTACATGAGCAAGCGTTTCTTGATGGAACGATACCTGGGTCTGAGTCAGGAAGAAATTACTGAAAACGCAAAACTTTGGAAAGAAGAGCGCGACGAGCCTGATCTGCAAACCACACAAGGGCAGGATCTGCGTAGTATTGGCATTACCCCAGCCGGCATGGAAAGTGATATTCAAGCTGGTGAAGCATTGGCTGCAATGCCGCCCGAAGGCAGTGCTGATGTAGGTGCAGTACCTGGTGCACCGCCTGGTCCTGGAACAGCACCCTCGGCTGTTCCTCCGCCGCCAACTGCATAAATACCTGTATGATTTTAAACGAACTGTATCAGAAGCAACCTGAAGGATATCAAGATATTTCTCAGGACAACAGTCAGCCTCAACGAGGTCAGCTTCGTAAAACTCGTTTGACTTTGCGACAGTTGAGCAAATTGCGTCAGATGAATGATGTTAGAACCTTTGAGTACAAAGAAAAACTCAAAGACATTCGCAAACAGTACGCACCTCCAGCAGCGCCACCAGGCCTGTAAATTTCCTTCAAAAACGCCACTTTTGGCGTTTAAATATGCTAAGTTTACTACTTTTGTGTAAGTAATAAACATGAGCCATAACCCTTTGGAGGAAACAATATGACATCAAAATTTGAACAGTTAATTGAATTCGTAATTAACGATGAAGACGCAAAAGCTAGAGAACTTTTCCATGATATCGTAGTTGAGAAATCTCGCGAAATCTATGAAAGTCTGATGGATGACGATCAAGACCCAGTCGAAGAAGGCATGGATCCAATGGAAATGAACGACGGCGATGCTGCCGACGATTTGATCACTGACGTTGAGACTGAAGAAGAAGGTCTCAGCGAAGAAGACGACATGGATGCTGAGTTTGACGATGGCGCAGAACAAGCCGGCGATGATCTCACACATGACATCGAAGGTGCCCACGACGAAGGCGACATCGAAGATCGCGTGGTTGACTTAGAAGACAAGCTAGACGAACTAATGGCGGAATTTGAAGCCATGATGGGCGGCGATACTGGCGATCAAGATTCGGAAGAATTTGAAATAGATGCCGGTGGCGATTCAATGGAAATGGATGACACCGCTGACATTATGCCAGAAATGGGCATGATGGAAAACGTCGATCTCAAAGCTGCTCCAAAGCCAGTTACTTCAGAACCAGCTGGTACAAACAGCCGTTCCACAGTGGCTGCCAACAGTGGTGCCCGAGGCATGCAAGGTTCCCCAGTTAGAATGACTGGCGACACAGCCCAAGGCCGCCCTGCTCCGTCTGCTAAAGACATGGGCATGACAACCAGTCCCAAGCAAGGCGCCGCTCCAAAGCCTGTTACAACACAAGCTGCTGGCGTAAACACCAAGTCTCCAGTCTAAGAGAATATGGCTCGTTATCTACAAGAACATCTCAGCTTCTCGCAAGCGCAGGTAAAACTGCTGAGCGAGGACGCTGTTGATGGCTCTGGTAAAACCCTTTACATGCAAGGCATCTGCATTGAAGGTGACAAGCGCAATGCTAACGAAAGAATATACCCGGCTCACGAGATCCGCAAAGCAGTTGGCACTATCAATGAACAACTTGAAAATGGCAACTCGGTATTAGGTGAAGTAGATCATCCTGATGATCTTAAAATTAACTTGGATCGTGTCAGCCACATGATAGACAAAATGTGGTGCGACGGCGCAATAGGTTATGGAAAATTAAAAATATTACCAACCCCAATGGGTCAACTGGTTAAAACCATGTTGGACAGCGGTGTTAAATTAGGTGTTTCAAGTCGTGGGTCAGGAAACGTCGACGACAGAACAGGACATGTCAGTGACTTTGAAATCGTCACTGTAGATGTAGTTGCACAACCCAGTGCTCCAAATGCATATCCCACAGCAATTTACGAAGGACTCATGAATATGAAGTACGGACATAGATTGTTGGAAGTGGCACGCGAAGCCGGTGCGGACAACAAAGTACAAAGATATTTGACCAGCGAAGTAAAAAAGCTGATCAGAGATCTTAAAATTAGGGAGGAATAAGCATGTTAGATGCTATTAAACCGTTACTAGATAGCGATTTGATCACCGAGGAAACTCGCCAGGAGATCTCTGAAGCTTGGGAAGCCAAGATGACAGAAGCTCGTGAACAAGTTCGTGCGGAACTTCGTGAGGAGTTTGCACAGCGCTACGAACATGACAAAACAGTGATGGTGGAAGCCCTAGATCGTATGGTTACAGATGGTCTGACCGCAGAGATCCAAGCAGTTGCAGCTGAAAAGCAAGCACTTGCTGAAGACCGCGTTAAATTCACTGGCAAAATGAAAGAATCCGCAACGAAGTTTAACAGCTTTATGGTTTCTAAATTAGCCGAAGAAATTGGCGAACTGCGCAAAGATCGCAAGCAGCACAACGAAGGCCTCCAGAAATTGGAAGGATTCATTGTGCATGCATTGGCCCGTGAGATTCAAGAATTTGCGACTGACAAACGAGATGTTGTAGAAACAAAAGTTCGTCTAGTTCGTGAAGCACGAGGCCAGTTGGAATCATTGAAGCGCAGATTCGTAAAAGAATCTGCACAGAAAATGACTCAGTCTGTAAGTCGTCATCTAAAGGCCGAACTCAGCCAACTACACGAAGACATTAAAGTTGCTCGCGAGAACAATTTTGGTCGTCGTATTTTTGAAGCATATGCCAGTGAATTTGGTGCTACCCATCTCAATGAGAAAGCGGAAGTACGCAAGTTACACGACACCATTGCACACAAAGATGCCAAGTTGTCTGAAGCCATCAAACTTATTAAGAACGCAAAAGTTCTTAACGAGTCCAAAGAGCGTGAAATACGCATGATCAAGGAATCCAATGAGCGTCAAAGCACATTAGATGACTTGCTGGCTCCCTTAAACCGGGAAAAAGCAGCGGTCATGAGTAGTTTACTCGAAAGCGTCCAAACTAGCCGTTTGAAAAACGCATTTGAAAAGTATCTTCCAGCTGTTCTAACAGACCGCTCTGTAAAAGCCCCAAAAGTGATTACAGAATCCGTGTCCACAGTCACTGGCGATAAATCTGCCCGTAGCCAATATGAAGAAGAAACTGCTGAACACAGCAATGTAATCGACATCAAGCGGTTGGCAGGGTTGAATTAATTTTAAAGGAGACATTAAATGTCACAACAATTATTAGAAGGTCGCTGGGACGAGACCAAGGAAGCACTGCTTGAAGGTCTAAACGGTTCAAAGCGTAGTAGTATGAACGTTATTCTTGAGAATACTCGTAAGTACTTGAAAGAGAATGCAAGTGCTGGTTCCACAGCATCTGGTAACATTGCCACATTAAACCGTGTGATTCTGCCAGTGATTCGACGTGTTATGCCAACTGTTATTGCTAACGAGTTGGTTGGCGTTCAGCCAATGACAGGTCCGGTTGGTCAGATCCACACTCTGCGTGTGCGTTACGCCTCTGCGTTGACAGACAATTCAGCTGCACAAACAAGTGTTGCTGCTGGTCAAGAAGCACTGAGCCCGTTCACAATTGCCACAGCTTATTCATCAAGCCCAGCTGCTGCTGCTAACGCAGGCACAACTACTACCAACTACCAGGGCGCTAGCACAGCATCCATGGAAGGTAACGGCGGTAAGACTGTGTCTGTTCAAATCTTGAAGCAAGCTGTTGAAGCTAAAACTCGTAAGCTACAGGCTCGCTGGACATTTGAATCTGCACAAGACGCACAAGCCATGCATGGTATTGACGTTGAAGCAGAAATCATGGCTGCTCTTGCACAAGAGATTACAGCTGAGATTGACCAAGAGATTTTACTCAGCTTGAGCAGTCTGGCTGCCACTGAGTACACATACAACCAAGCTACTGTGAGTGGTACTGCTACATTCGTTGGTGATGAACACGCTGCTCTAGCTGTTCTGATCAATCGTGTTGCCAACCTGATCGCTCAGCGTACACGTCGTGGCGCTGGTAACTGGGCTGTTGTTTCACCAGCTAGTTTGACAGTGCTGCAAAGTGCTACTACCAGTGCGTTTGCTCGTACTACAGAAGGCACATTCGAAGCACCTACAAACACCAAGTTTGTTGGTACATTGAACGGCGCAATGCGTGTGTTTGTTAACAGCTATGCTAACGATTCGTCACCAGTTCTGGTCGGATACAAAGGTTCTAGTGAGGCTGATGCAGCCGCATTCTATTGCCCTTACATTCCGTTGATGAGCTCTGGTGTTGTGTTGGATCCAAGCACATTCGAACCAGTCGTGTCATTCATGACAAGATATGGCTTCGTCGAATTGACAAATACTGCAAGCAGTTTTGGTAACGCTGCCGATTATGTTGGCGAAATAGCAGTACAAAACCTTAGTTTCTCCTAATCAGAGATTGTTTGTTTTATTCATCTCAGGGATGGGAAGAATCAAAAAAGCGCCGCAAGGCGCTTTTTTGTTGACTTATGTATCTATAAATGTTATTATAGAGCTTACTAACATAAATAAACATATGAACAAATATAACCAATGGTACAAAAATATTACAGAACAAGCTAAAAATCGTGTTCTGGAAACATATACTGAAAGTCATCATATAGTGCCTCGTAGTTTAGGTGGCAGTGATGACCCAGACAATCTAGTCAATCTTACAGCCAGAGAGCATTTTATTTGTCATTGGCTATTAGTTAAAATAACAGTAGGAGACTCTAGATCTAAAATGATCTATGCTTTGCGTATGCTAAGAGCAGAAAAACACGGACAACAACGATATCATACCAAAATTACTAGTAGAGTTTATGAAAGTATTAAACAAGAATATTCTAAAATAGCGTCAAACAACAGCATGGGAGAAAAAAATTCCATGTGGGGTAAAACACACACCCCAGAAGCAAGAGAAAAAATTAGACAAAAGAATTTAGGAAATAAACTAACACCAGACCAACATGCTAGATTGGTAGCAAACACAACTGGTAAAAAGAAACCTCCTATCACTGAAGCACATAGAGCAAAGTTATCTGATAATCATAAAAGCAAGCAACCTGATTTTAATGGGTCGTTGTCAGATGATACTCGTAAAAAAATTGGCGATAAAATTCGTGGTCGCAAACAGACCGAAGAAGAAAAACTGGTTCGCAGTTTGGCCAACATGGGCAAGAAGCGTGAGAAACGACTCTGTCCGCACTGTGATCAACTAGTGGCAGTGAATGGGTACGCTCGCTGGCACGGTGCCCATTGCCGCCACCGGATAAATATGTCATGATCAACCAAATAAAATACTCGGGCCTGTTTCCAGAACCGCATATCAGTCCAGTGGGCACCGTCCTGGGACTTAATCAACCTCAACCGCAGCCAGCAGTGGTGCCAGTGGCGCAGCAGCCCGTTAAATCTTAAACAGTTTCAAGTGTAGGTTGATTCGTTTGACCACCGTAGCCCAGTCGCCCATTGCAGGTTGTCGGAATAGTCTGGCTGTGGCATACCACGGAGTATCGTCTCGGTTCAACAGCCAGCGCCAGCATAGTCCATAACTGTTCAGCATGATCCAAGTGGGCTTGCCCAGAGCAGCAGCCAAGTGTGCAGTAGCAGTGTCCACACTCACAACCACATCAAGATTGGTCATCAATGCAGCAGTGTCATTGAATGTGGGCAAGCCACCGGGAAAACAATGAACCCCTGCTGCTACCAATTGCGCTTGTTCCGCCGCGGTGCAATCCGTTTGCAAGTTGTACCAGTCATAGTCAGTGTTGGATTGGATCAACTCCAGCATGGTTTCAAATGGCATTCCCTTGTGTTGGTTGATCCAACTGTCCCTGCGTCCTGACCAGGCAAATCCCACTCGTAATTTATGCTTGGCGCCTAGGTTCCTTCGCCAATCGTCAATGAGATTACGATCGGGTTTTAAATACTGTATGGTTGAGGGCAAGTTTTCCACACGCACATTTATTCGACCCGGAATAGTCATCAAGGGAATCCAATAATCAAAATGATCACCAGGCGATTGCGTATAAGTCAACACTGTGACACCTTGTCCCACATCACTGCTTTGAATCAGTGTGACCATGGCATCAGTAACTTGTATGGTCACAACAGCACCAATGTTTTTTAAGTTTTGTACAAATCGCACAAACTGTATGATATCACCATGACCTTGTTCGCCACGAACAAAAATAGTCTTGCCTGTCAATTCTTCACCGTTCCAAACGGGCCAAGGATAATCAGGCAAGGTGCCTTTCAAATGTTCAAAGTTGTGTCTTGCTTCGTATGCAGGCCATCCACGCTCATAGTCACCACTCATCAAATAAGCAACAGCAAGATTAAAGTGATTGGTCACTGTGCCAGGATCCAGCTGTATGGCTCGTTGGTTGAACGGAATGGCGCCCTCAGGATCTCCCAGTTCTCTCAACACATTGCCGTAGTTGTTGAATGCACTGGCACTAGATCGATCTCCAACCATGGCATGCATGTACTGCTGTAAGGCCAGTTCTGGTTGATGTTGTTCTCTAAAGGTGTTGCCCTGGGCAATGAGTAATTCTGTGTTTTGCATGGCAATATTTACACAGTATTGGGGCAGGTTGAAAATATCATTACAGCTAAATAACACTAACGCAATACTGTGTTTTATGCGGCACACCAGCCGCGTAGTAGGCTAGAACCTGCATCGGACTTCTTTAAGGAGAAAACAAAATGGGTCGTCCTCTAAAAATTCAAAAATATTCTGCCAATTCTGGCATCAACTCACCTGGCGCTGCTGTTGCTATTGACCAGGGTTACAATCCGTTTGCTGCACCCACTGCATTGGACACTGCCACTGTGGTACTACCAAGCCCGGCAACATCACCATTGCCATTTACCGGCGTGGTTGGCGGTATTGACGGCGCTGGAGTCAGCACTACATATCCCATTGTTTCAGTCACTTGCAACATTGAAAACAGCTATTCTGGATCTGCTGCTGGCGCAATTATTCGCCAGAAAGGTTCTCACAAATTCCTAGTGGCCACTACCACTGCTATTGATCCTGAAAATGCAGTAGTTGGCGTTGCTCTTCAGATTGCAGTGCTGGGCGATACAGACTGGCAAGCCATGGGTGCTCCAGTTGGCGCCGATGTTGGTACCTTGTTCACTGCAACAGCAGCCGCAGGCGCAGGCACATCTGGCACAGCATTTGAAGTTGGTCAGTGTGTGTTGGCCAACGATGCAACTCCGGCCGCTGGCGAAATGAACATTGCAATGGCAGTGTCCAACGACAGTACCAATGTTTACATCAGCAAATTGACCAACAAGTTTGTACAAGACTTCAACGGTGGCGGCACTGGTGGTGTTGCCAACACTGGCGATGTTTGGGCATACACAGATGTAGTTGACGACATCGAGTATGCAGCTAACTTCTTCACTGACGTGTCTACATTTGCCAAATCTGGTGCAGAAGTTGCTACTTGGGCAAGTACTCAACAAAACAGTGATGGCACTTTGGGACTGGCACAAGTTGACAGTACAACCTAATAGTTCAGTTAGGTAATTTTCAACAGCCGATCCCCGCAGTTAAATACTGTGGGGATTTTTTATGACCGTAGCATTTGTGTTGGGAAACGGCGTCAGCAGGTCTGGCCTTCCGTTGGAACAGATTCAAAAATTGGGAAAAATTTATGGGTGTAATGCTCTCTACAGAGAGTTTACACCTGACGTTCTTGTGGCCACAGATCGTGCCATCGCTCAGCGAATACAAGAAACAGGATATTCTGCTAAAAATAAATTTTATACTCGCAAACCCATGGACGGCTTAGGTGCTCTGCGTGTGCCAACAGAATATTACGGATTCAGTTCAGGTCCAAATGCAGTGGGCATTGCAGCCTTGGATCAGCACAATAAAATTTATATTCTAGGATTTGACATGGGACCAAGCGTACACAATCAATTCAACAACATATACGAAGGTACAGAGTTCTACAAGCCATCAGGATCCACACCCACTTATACTGGAAATTGGGTAAAACAATTGGCAAAGATAACAAAAGATTTCTCAAACACCCAATTTATTCGCGTTTGCGGCAATACTACAGCACGATTACCAACTTTGGATAATATTACAAATTTGTCTCATGAGGATTTGGCCACCTTTCAAATGCGGATAAATAATCAAAAGGATCTATAAATGGCTACAGTAAAAAACACCAGCGACGACTACACTATCACAGTAGCAAATGGTCTTGGCCTGTTGACCATCAATGCTGATCTTGACGTTGTTGGTAACATCACATACATTGACTCCAGCGAACTTAGAGTCACAGACCCATTTATCACAGTGGCGTATGACAACAATGGTGCAATACAGAGCATGGGTCTGGTGGCCCAAAAATCCACTACCACCTACGCAGGCCTGCGTTTCAACACAGTGGCAGGTGATTGGGAAATTAGCCCAGCGGTCGCAGCAAACGGTGCTCCGATAACAGCATATTCTACTATTTCAACCGGCGGCGCAGCCCCTGGCCTGCCATTTAATTCGGTGCAGTTCAATGGAGCAGGCACATTCACCGGCAACTCAGCTTTTACATTTGACGCTGGCAATGCCAAAGTAAACATAACAGGACAATTGGTGTTGGCCAACATAGTGTCAACACCGGCTACCACGCCTGATGTGGCAGCACTGTACAACAAACAAGTTGGCTCCGGCGGCACAGGCGTTTATGTCATAAGTTCCGCAGTCAACGATGAACTGGTTAGCAAAACCAAAGCAATTGTATTTGGTATTATATTTTAAGGAATCAACATGGCAATCACCAACACTCGGTTATATGATACTAACCCAACCACTGTATTTGCAGCAACAGGACAACAAGCTATCACAGTAATGTATTTTTGTAACACAACTTCAACCACTTGCTTGATAGATGTGTTTGTAATTGACAGTTCTGACAGTACGGGCGCTGCCTTTAGCAATATGGTATATTCTTCACTTGAACTCACAGCAAACGAAACATATGTTATATCATTGGAAAAACTCATACTTGACAACGGTGATCTAGTTGAAGTAGAAGCCAGCGTAGCAGATTGTGTCACAGTAACAGTGAGTTCAATCGCTGTGTAACATGGGAAACTGGACAAAAAATCGTGTTTTGGAATCCGGCAGCACTTCAGTTGTAATGCCGTCGGGTAGTTCTGGAACTCGTCCATTGGCTCCCGTTTTTGGTCAGTTTAGATTCAACACCGATAGTGCCAGTGTAGAATTTTATAACGGATCAATCTGGGTTACTTTGGCCAACGGTGGCGGTGTGTCATATGATGTTGACAGTTTTGTTGGCGACGGCAGTACTACTGTGTTCACAATGTCTATTCCTGAAAGTCTGGCGTCACAACTGATTGTGTTTGTGGGCAGTGTCTATCAAATACCCACTACAAACTACACTGTAAACGGTGGTTTCAGTATTACATTTACCAGTGCTCCGCCAAATGGATTGCCAATCAATGTAATTCACAGCACCAGTTAACTAACTAAATACCCTGTTAGGGAAAAACCAATGGCCATTAGTAAAATTGCAGGACAGATGTTGAAAGACAATCTCGAAAGAGACGGTGCTAATCTGGCAATTTCTGACACTGTGGCTGATACTCCAGTGGTGTTTGTTGACATACCCAACAGTCGTGTTGGATTTAACACTGCTGCACCTAACGCTACCGTAGATGTAGTGGGAAATATTCTAGCAGGAAATATTGCTGCGGCAGCAAACATATCGTCTGTGACACAGATATCCAATGTGCTGGTAGTTGTACAAACTGCCAACATTGGTGGTGTTAATATTGTAGGCAATGCTATTTCTGCAGACTCTGGTATATTGGCACTGGGATCTGCTGCAAACATTTCAATCACCGGCGGCTCACTCAATTACATTCTATCCACAGACGGAACAGGCAATCTATCCTGGGCGTCAATTAGCAATGTTGGCGCCATCGGCAATAACATTGCAATGGGCACCAACACATTGGGAAATCTTGTTAGTAATGCAGTTACATTGACAACCACAACATCTGTCACAGATGGTATAACACAATTGAACTTGGTGCTGGGCAAACTGGTACCACCTAGCCCGCCCAATTTTCCCGGCGGCCAAACACTCAGTATATCCAGTGTTGCGACCTACAGAATGGCCAACATTGTTCAGACTGACAACACTCCTGGTGCCAACAAAGCAGTTGCAGCCGGCACCTCGGTGGCCAGTGTGCGTAGAGCAGCTACTTACGCCACCAACACTATCAGCACAGTGGGGCCTGGAGATACTGGTGTAATTACCGCAGTGGTCAATGGTGCCAATGTGGGAACAGTGACACTCAATGCTGCGGCAACCCCAACTGCCAATGGCACATACGGCGGCAATCTTGTTATCACTAACAACTATGATTACAATGTGGCCAATGCCAGTGTTGCATCAGGTTTTTGGTATGTGTTTTCGTCGGCAATTTCTGGCAGTAATGCACCGGCCGGGTGGAATGAACTTTACATAGCAGATTCTGCTGTGGGCAATACCAATACCCCCAGCTGGTACTATGACAACAGCAGTCCTGCAACTCCCAGTTTCAGCAGCAGCACAATGACACCACCGGGGTCACCAACTGTGGCCTACAGCAGTACTATTCCGCATTACACCAGTGCTACTCAATTTGCCATTACTGCCAATGTGGCCAATGTCAGTGGCAATACATATCCAACTTCAAATGTGTTAGCGTCTGGCACTGCTGCCGGAAGTTTTGCAGCGCCTGCGTCAGTCAATTACAATGCCAGCAACATTGGCAGCAATGTGCTTAATTCTTTTGCATCAGCGTCTTTTTCAACAACCAGCACTGTGACCACTGGATTTGGATCTAGCTCAACAGGGCCCAGTATAAGTGTCAACAACAGTTACAGCACAGGTACATTGACGTTGACCGCAGCACTGGGCAATATAGTACTGCGTAAAACTGGTTCTGCTACCGCAGTGGACGAAGGCAACATTGTTGTGACCAGTGTTGGTTCTGGCAGTGGAAATGCTGTGCGTATTGTGAACCCCGGCAGTGGAAACACACCTGCGTACACGGGCAGCGAAGCAAATTTTGATAGCCAATCATCTACTTTGGAAACATACGATGCTGTTGTGGTAGGCAGTGCGTCTCAGGGTGTGCTCAAACACGATCAAACCAACTATGCCACTGGGTATTTGCCAGCAGGCCCCAATCTAAGCGCAGGCCGATCTGGAACACAGTACTTTACATTTAAGTTTGTGCGGGCCGATGTGAGTAAATTTGATATCACCTATGCTGGCAATGTGGCCGGCATGTGGGTGGCATTGCCCGGCAGTGTGATAGACGCCAGTTCTGGAGCAAACGGTTGGATCAACATGACAGTGGCCTACGCAGGAGCCGGATATCCCGGTGTCAACTCGCCCGGCAACGGGTCTGATGGTTGCAGTCTTGGCGGTGTGGTTGTGCCCAATGTGAACACAGCAAGCGTCAGCAAGACCTGTACATTTGGCACAGTGTCAAGTTCAAGCACTGGCACAAACGAAATTTATGTGAGACTGAGTCTTACATCTGGTCAATCAGTTACTGGCCTTTCATTAAAAGCAGCGAGTAACTGATGGCCATTGCAATTGCACAATATGTTGACCTGCTGTTCAAGAAGCTGCAAGGCGTAGCAAAAACAGCCAACAGTGTAACCAAAGGAGCATCCAACGAAAGCATTGCCAGCCCGGCATTTATCCGTGGCGACATTGTGTGGATGCAGTCCGACCAGATTACTTCTACGGCTGCGGCAATTGCCAACATTGCCAACGCTAGAATAAATGGAAATTCTGTAGAATGCATAGCAGATATCACGGTGCCACCTATTGGCGGCATACGCCCCACTTGGTTGTCCAATGTGACCTACTGGATCCCGCAAGAATTTGGGCCCACTTGGTTGCCAAAAGTGTTTGTGGGCCCGACAGGCGCAGCCAATATACAAGCAACAGGCACACAGATATTCACTGCTGGTATCGGCGGCGTTGGTGAATACTTTTTTGACACACAGGCCGGGGTACTTAATTTCATTGGTGAAACTATTCCCAGCGTACTCACAGCAGGCAATGTGGTGTACATTTCTGGCTATGAATACATAGGCGCTCTTGGGGTAACCAATAATCCAGGTAATGCAATCATTGGCAATTTAACCATAGCCAATACTACTATATCAACATCGTTGGTTGATGGCAACATAACTCTTGCTGCAACAGGCAACGCCATAGTACAAATTACCGGCACTGCCGGCGTGTCAATTCCATCGGGCAACACAGCTCAACGGCCGGATCCGGCCGTTGAAGGCACATTGCGATTCAACACAGCCACAGGCATTGTGGAAATCTACACAGGAAC